GATTGTTACGACGTAAGGCAATTTTATTCCCGTTGGCTCTCCGTCGGGGCCAAGGTCTTCAAAACCTTCCAAGTCTAGATTAACGTGGCATTCTAGAATTGTATACAAAGGTTCTGTTCTTTGGGATTTTGTAACTCCTTCTACTTCTCTTTCTTTTTCTTTTAATTCATTTGTGTTTGTATCTGTTGGTTTTGTCAACTCGATGTCAGAATAGAATCCAGATACCATCTGTTTTCTTAATTCATTTTCTGACATCTTGACAACGTGGATGACTGTTTCTGCATCGTCTAATGAGGTAGCCGTATACGGAACAACAAGGTCATCTGCTGGAACAAACTTAGAAACAGCTCGTCCCAATAAATCATCGTAGTAAACTTTTTTAAAAGTAGAACCTGCGAGAGGTAAGTAGAATAACATTTGATCAAAGTCAGATTCATATTCTTTCATCTGATCCATAATCTGATAATTCATAAAATTTTTAACTCTTTGTGCTTGCATTTCTTTTTGTGGATCTGATTTACCCATTACCATTGTTCTAACGGGTCCATCTGCAGGCAATAATTCTTTATAAGCTAAAGCTTGAAATTGTGTAACAGCTTCAGCTAGCACAGGGTGAGTTGCACCTGATGCTCCTTGGAAAGGTTCTGTTCTGTTCGTGTATTTAAATCCTAATAAATCAAGACCAGTAATATATGCTCGTTCCCATTCTTTACGAGACATTTTATATTCCATGTAATCTTGTTGTAACTGACTACCCATAGCATCAGTATCTTCTTCTGGAAGTAATTCGTTTAGGTTTGCAAAAAAATCACCCTCTTCAGGTGCAGGCATTGCGCTAGGGTCAAAATCAATTGTAGCCCCTTCTTCATCCTCTGTGACTTCTACTGGTCCTTTTCCTGTCTCTAAAATCTCCTCTTGAACGTCAACCTCTTCTGCAACTTCTTCAGGTCGTTTATCATTAGGGAGAGCTTTGTCTATATCTGCCATATATTTTCTCCTACACTTTCTTAACTTGTTTTTGTGGTAATTTCAACCCTTGTGATAGCGGTCCTTTTTTAGGTGGTACTGCCCACCATTTAAATGCAGGATTAGCTCTCATCTGTTGTGCTAAATTTGGTTTTTTATTTTTTGGTTTATTTTTTATTGACATTTAAACTAGCTATGCCTCCTTCCATATATCTTGGATAACCGTAACTCATTATAGTGCTTTGTTCACCTTTAGGCAAACTCATAAATTTTTCTCTAAATGGGTCAAGTGGAGTTGGGTTATACATTTTTTCTATATCATATTTTAACTCGTTTAATCTATTTAATCTTTTTTCATCACCTTTTTTAGCTTGATAAAATTTACCTGTTCCTGCATCCTGTAACTGATCTTGTTCAACTAGTGATGCTGCTTTTTTAGCTGCATCTGCTCCTGCTGTAGCTTTATCAGATAATAAATAATCAGTGACTCTATAAGGGGTACCTGTTCTATTGTAGTCTTGTATGTCAGCTCGTATTTTATCTTCCGCAGCATCCAATTGAAAAGCATTTTCTGAAAACAAATCTTTTTGAGAACCACCTCGTTCTGTTTCTTGTCTTTCTGTTATGTTTTTTAATTGATTATACAAATCAAAACCTCTACCCATATCTTTTAAATTTTCTTTAAAATATTGCATCTTACCTATTTCTTCGTCACTAAAATCACGTAATCCACTAGGTCCTGTTTTTATATTTTTTAATCTTTTAATAAATTCTTCTTCAGAATCTATTTTAGTTTTATCACCTAGCATGTAATTAAATACACTGTCACCAACTGCTTCTTTAAATGATTTACCAGTTGATAACATATCATAGCCCACGATTCCTGCTTCTGCTGCTACAGTAAATGCCAAAGCTGCTGGACCAAACAAACCTCTAAGTGATACAGCGTCTTTTAAAAATTTAGCGGAAGATAAAATACCTGTTGCTAATACTTGTTGGTTTTTATTTTTAAATCCGTTCTTTAATCCTTCTTCTAAAATTTTTCTACCTTTGATCGCACATGATGTTCCTTTACCAAACATAATTCTACCACCTGCAGATTTACCACACCCTAGTTCTTCGAATTTAGATAATATTATTTTCTTTGTTTCTTCTGGCAATCTTGCTTCTTCAACAAGTTGTGTTCCTATAGAATAAGGTGTGGCTTTAGTTCCTTTTACAGTTCCTGTTTGAACATCAAAAGAACGAATACCTCCTCCAATTTTATTTATATCATCAGCAAAATTATTGGATAACTTTAAAAGTTCTGTTGGGTCCGTTGTTTTTTTTATAGCAGCATTGTATTTTTGAACTATGGTTCTTTCTTTTGCGTTTGCAGATTGAGTTGTAAGTTCTGTGGTATATGGATCTAATCCAACTCCTTTTGTATGTTGAACATTCATAGAATTAAATAATTTTAATTTATTTCTATATGAGTTGTATCTTTTATTAAATTCTGCTTCAGTAGGAACAGTTCCATTATTTTCTTTAATTAACTTATCCATTAATCTACTTTTTACAATATTTTCATTAAGAATAGTTCCAACTTTTACTTTCTGTCCATCTAAATCAATTTCTAAATCTCCTATTTGTTTTTGCAAATCATAAGGTTTCATTTTTCTATCAAAAAAACCTTTGCCATAAATATTGTCTACTTGACTTCTAAGCTGACCTTGATTACCCAACGATCTAGAACCTGGCATATCAATCCATTTTAAAGGTGCTTTATTTTTTTGATTATCTATAAATTCAACTCTTTTCCATGCAGGCACTCCGTCTTCATTAGGCATTTGCCAATTAACACGTCCGTTACTATCGATTGGTAATTTGCCATCAGCAAATTCTCCTATAATTTCTATTCTATCTCCTGTGTTTGATGCTCTCCATAAATTATGCCACATTTTATTTTCTTTGCTTCTACCAACTGGAAAAGAACCTCTACGTTCATATAACCTGTCTCTTGAAACAAGAGCATTTGCAATTTTTCTTAATTCCTTTTCATCTGTAATAGATTTTAGAATTTGAGGACCGTTAGGTGCACTTCTAACAATTGCTTTTATATCTTGTATTGATCTTTTTCTTGCAGCGTTAGATTCACCACCAACAAGATCTGCTATTCCTAAGTCTTGTTGCAATCTGTGTAAAGCAGATCTACTTCCAAAAGGTTTTCCATCAGGTTTAACAAAACCTTTTTTAGTAAGTTTTTCTAAAAATTTATCTAAACTAAGTTTAGAATCTTTTAATCTTAACTCATAAAATTTTTCTGGAGTTAAAATTGTTTTACCTTTTATTTTTAAAGATAAATCAAAAACTTCTTTACCTATTCCTTTAGCTTTTAATATTTTTTTTAAATTTTCATCTGCTTCTAAATCAAAAGCTTTTAACATAGGAAGACGCATTCTTTTTTTTGATCCGTCTGCTTGAGTAATTGAAGTCATGTATCTCCATCTTCCAGAACCAGCATCATATTCAATGTTAATTCCTTTTGGAAGTTTAGATTTTATTTCTAATATATCAGCATCGGTAAAACCGCCTTTGTCAAATCTCATTCGTCCACCTTCAGCATTAGGTCTTCTAAATTCTACATCAAAGTCTTCTAGTGTTTCTCCAGGTTTAAGATAAGAGTCAGGTGCTTGTTCAAGGTCCGGGGTATTGAAATTATCCATCTCGGATCTTAGAATTTCTACTAGTCTCATGTTCTGTGGTCCAAGGACCGTGGAGCTTGGATTGTAGTCATCCTCGTACATTGTTAAAATTTTTTCTATGTCGTATTTCATTATTCACCTAACATAGTTTGTAGACCACCAGATGCATTAGGCTTACGATCTTTAACATTTAAATTTTTTAAATTTTCAATATCGTCTAATTTTTTCATTATTTCTATTTTACCTGCGTAATCTCTACCACTACCAAGTCTAGTTAGTTGTCCCGCAAGACCTTCGGTAGCTTCCGTGCCACCTATTATAAAATCTTCCACCATTTCATCATCCATGTGAGGCAAGAATTTTTGCATGTATTTTTTTAAACCTTCTTTGTCTTTTAATCTAAACATGTCTGCAACCTCCAACAACCCTTTGTGCATGTCAGGGTCATTTTCTACTATTTCTTTGAAACCTTGTTTACCAAATACTTTTTCTAAAAATTTTTTAGTTGAACCACCACCAAATCTAAAACCAATACGACCGCCGTCTGCTTTTTGGTTAAATCTTGTAAACTCAAGATTAGATCCTTCATTAACAACTTCATCTGGCACACCTGGTTCAATGTCTTTCATTTTACCATCCATGTCTGGTCTTACAGTAAACTCTTCATACTCATCTACTTTAGTGATTCCTTTTTTATTTGGTAATGATACATCATCTACTTTGTAGCTCATGATAACTTCTTCTGGATATGGGTCATCCATATTCTTTTTTATAATTGTTATGTTACCAGAAAAATCTTCTTCCATAACATAGTCTTTATATTTTTTAGCTATGGCTTTATCTTGTGAAGCAAGAGTTTCATCACCCATTGTTTTAATTTTATCTACTAATTTAAAAAAGTACGGTGGCACTTCACTTGACCCTGCAGCTTTTTTTACAGTCTCACTTACAGCTTTTTTACCAGCACCTTCACCAAGTCCTAATATACCTGTTTTAAATGCAGCTGCACCACCACCTAGTGTTGCAAGTAATTTTAAGAACGCACGTCTGCCGCCACCACCAGTTGAAAACGGAACTCTTATGTTGTCATTATCTTCTGCAAGTAAATAATTTAATCCCGTAGATGTTGTTGCTTGACTACCTGGTGACATTAATCTTGTTCTTGCCATCAATGCATCAGATCCATGACCAATGTCAGATAGACTTGGCTCAACGTCAACTAGACCACCTGTATAAAATTCAGGATCATCTTCTTTTTTCATTTTGTCTTTAAGATTTTTAATAGATTGTTTGTTTTGGTCTTCAAACATTTTTTTATATTCTGCATCTGTTTTGTTAGGTTTATTTAAGAAAGAGTTTTTAAACATTTCTCTTTCTTGAATTTTGTCACTAACTTTAATATCTTTTTCATCTATAATATCGCCACTTTTTTTCATGGCTGCTATTTCATCTGCAAAACTTCTTTTTTGTGGGAACTCTATAACCTCACCTTGTTTTTTAAAAATATTTTTATTCATGATACCACTAAAAGCTTGATTAAATTGTTGGTCTTCCATTTGTTTAAGATAAGCAAGTAGTTGTTTTAATTCTGTTTGATTATTTATAGTGTTAGGATCAATACCTAAATTTTTTATTCTTTTCTCTAATGCATCAGCAGAAAACTTAACAGCTTTATCATTAGCGATTGCACCACCCTTTTTGAAGAGTTGCATTTTTATAAAATCTGTAACTATTTTTCCTGCCATTAATAATACTCCAACTTCCTAGGTTCTTTTTTTTCATCTTCATAATCTTCTGGATGGGGTAGGAAGCCTCCCTGCCTGAATCGCATGACAGCCATAGTCATAGAATCGACTAAATCGTCATGATCGCCGTATGGAAATGATGCACATTCCTCAATAACTTCTTCCGCAAAATGCTCATCAGGAGCCCAAATTAAACCGGCTTCAAACAGCGGTGCACAAGAATTTACACGTACGTGCTTATCATTACCACGACTTGGGGTAAATGTCATCACTGGAATGTCCATTTGTCTTAGTTCGTGCGTTAATGGAGTTCCAGATGCTTTTTGTTCAACTATAACCATGTCAGGATTCCAATATTTGTACTGCTCAAGTGCAACACGACGTAATTCTGGAAATTCAAAACGATCTTTTACAGAATCGAGTAAAATTATGTTAGCTTTGCCACCTTCTTCAGGATAAAAAATTCCCCAAGTAGTAATTGCACTGTAATCGGCTGTCTCCTTTTTTAAAAATGCTGTATCGTAGCTTTGAATGACGTAAGTAACGTCTGGTAAAAATTCTTTGTCCCATTTTTGCCACCATTCTCGTTTTATTAGCGCTCCTTCTTCAGAAGTTGGCTTTTGCATCCATTGTGCGTTCCATTTTCCAACGGGAAGTGTTGCTTTTACTTTTTCTAACTCATCTAATTTCCAATATTGTGGCCAAACCGGTTCTTTTTTAGTTCCGTGGTCCATGATTGCCGGAAATTCGACCACTTCCCACTGATCTCCTTTAACATCTTTTTGATTATCGAGTAAAATTCCTGTTAAATCTTTTTTTGACCAACGTGTCATGACTAAAACGATCTTGGCTCCTGGTTGTAAACGTTGACGTGGACCTGATGTGTACCATTCATACGCGTTATCAAAGGCGCTGGCTGACATTGCGTCTTGTTCCGAGTGTGGATCATCAATAATCAAGAGGTCTGCACCACGGCCCGTGATTGCTCCGCCAACACCAGCTGCAAAATACTCCCCACCTTGAGCAGTTTCCCAACGTCCTGCAGCTTGAGAGTCTTCTCTTAGTGTTGTATCAAAAATTTTTTTGTATTCTTCACTATCAATTAAGGTTTTAGCCTTACGACCAAACCTTACAGCAAGTTCACCAGTGTGAGTTGCTTGAATGATCTTGAGTTTTGGGTTACGGCCCACCATCCACGCTGGTAATAAGAACGATGCAAACTCTGATTTTGTATGACGTGGAGGCATATTAACAATCAGTCTAGTAATTTTACCTTCTGCAAGGTCATTAAATTTTTGTGCAATAACTCGGTGGTGTGCACCTTCTATAAACTCTGGCCAAACAGCTTTTGTAAAAGCCATAAAATCATCTTTAGCTTTATTTTTAATTTCTTTTTCTGCAAGAGTAACATCTATTTGCAATAACTCTTTTCTAACTTCGGCAGGTAGTTTACTTATATCTATATCATCTAAATTCATAAAAATTTTTTATAAAATTTTTTGCACCTTTTTACCAGTGAATAAGTTTTTTAACACCATTAACTGTCTAAATCAAGCAATACAACCTGAAGTAGTGGGACCCCTTTTTAAAAAAGGGTGTATCGCTTATATAGTTGCAAAGTTAATTGGGATTGGGTGTGGTACCTCTATGGGTATATAATTTGTGTATGTGTGTAGGCGCGTTAGCGCCTACACAAAGAGAGTTAGTCTAGTAACACCATGTAGGCTTTGGCATTGTTTTTCATAAACCAGTCTAAATGCTCTCGCATTATATCCCAATGCTTAGACATTCCGTGACCCTTGGTCTTGTCATCTAGTGTTGCCATTACTTCTGCTAAGAAGATACAATCATGTCTTCTTGCTTCTTCTTTAGTTAACAGAACAGACTCGCCATTGAATCTGTTCTTTCTTTCTTCTGTTCTTTCTATGTTTGTTTTTGTCATGTCCTATAATCTCATGGATTGGTGTTGTTGTCAATCTCTTTTATTACTTTTGTTTTATAGTCATTGCCTGTCCAATCCTGTCTAGTTTCTACTTGTACATCTACAGGTGTTTCAAGGCACTCGGTCCTTGGGTGTAATGCAATGAACTCTTGCCAATGTGCATACATAAAATCATTCCAACAACCCTGACTACAAAAGTGTGACCAACAATTTCTTGAGTTCCATTTAGTTTCGGCAATCTTTCTGGTCCTTAAAACCTTTGAGCCTTTGACACCTCTTATTCTGTCCTGTGTATGTCTAGTATGGCAATTCGGACCATGGCACCAATGATAATTACTCATAATGTGGTAGCCCCCCAAAAACTGAAACAATGCCGGCAAAGAAAATTAATACCCCTACCTCAAAATGTTCGCCATGTATAAAAACAATTACTCCTAACATTGCTAATACAAAGCCTGTTAATACCATTAGTAATCTTCCTATTAAATCTCCCATTACATATCCCTCCATATTCTTAACGCGATTAAACTAAATATTGTTAATAATAAAAACCACTCCATTAGTGCCTCACTTTCCAACTTGTAGTTGCCGTTCTATAACCATGACTATCTAGGTCATAATAAACATAATAAGGCACACCTTTTTTAGTTGTACCATATCTACTTTTTTCGTCATGTTTGCCTTGTCTTGTTATGTGCTTCTTATGTTTAGAAGCCCAATAAGTTATGTAAAATGTTTTAGTCATTTATTTCTCCTGTATAAGTTATGGGACTATCCTACAGGATAATCCCATAATTGTCAAATGTTAATTTACAGATTGTTGCATTTGTTTTCTTGCAAATGCAATTTTTTGTTCTCTAGTCATAACCTCTTTATCTTCTAAAAGACTAGCCAAGTTTTCTGGACTATAAAT